CAATCTCCGTCTCTGGGCGTGTCGCAAAGTGTGAAACGAGAGCTGTGGCAACGCAAGCCGGAATTGCCGACTGACTGGCACGTCTGCCCAATACCCAGCCGCCATCGCCACGACGCAATTGAACAGCTGAGAGCATTTGTGTGGTCAGTTCAGATTGGCCTCGATGTTTAAGACGCCCAGAGTTGATTGCTCCCAGCATCTCATCGCAGCTTTGCGGGTAATCCGAATCCATGTCATAAATCGGAATTCCGGCCGGTTGCATTCTTGCCGCGACCGCGCCAGATGTTCGGCGTGAGTAAAGCAAATGCTCAATCGGATATTCGCGGCAGTATTTAGCTGCATCGTTAGCAATCTCACGATCATCGAGCTGCACTGAGTTCTCCCAAGTGTGGAGCAGCTTGACGATGAATTTCTCATCGCCTAATTTCTGAGCGGCGACCAATGCTGCAAATCTACGATCCGGCGAGCAGTCGATGGCCATCCACGTCAGCTTCTCTGGGTCAAGGTCAATATCTTCATCCAGACATTCATTCCACTCAGCTGATCCGACGACGCTGGATATGGTCTGAACCCATCGGCATAACACCTCGGTCATGACGACTTCGATTGGGTCATTGAATACGGCCTTGATGTTATCCGGATGAATTGTGATTCCAAGTCCGGGATTTGCAAAGGCCGCATTCTCAATCGATAAGACTTCTGTGGGAGATGACCACTCGAAATATCCAATGTCATCAACCGCGCCGGCCGCAGCTGCCATGCCGCGCTCTTTCAGCAAATTCAGAACGACGGAATGAGAATCTCCAGCATTGCTGAAACAATTGACTTGAGGATTTTTAGCCGCCATCAAGGTATAGCGCAAAGCTGCAAATGAATCTAAGTCTTTCATTTCACGCAGCTCATCCAGATGCACAACCTCTGGCTTACTTAATCCGCGAGCCGCTGAGCCGCCTGCTTTGATAACGAATCTGTTACCAGTCAAAGTTTCGATTTCTTCTGCTCCATGTTGCCATCTGATTCGCTTGACTTGCTTTGCCAAATCATCGTGCGCCTCAATGATGGCCACTAACGATCTAAACTGCTCCAGCGATGTGACTAATCTGTGAGCTGAGCCGACTTGCAATGACTCATCCCAGTGAAATAAACCCATGGCGATGCGGGCGAGCATGTAGGTACTTTTGCCATTTTGGCGGGCAACTGTGGCCACTGTGATGGGATGGAAGTACCGGCCGTCTGGCTTTAACTTGAGCGATTGAACCGCCAGCCATTTCTGCCAAGGCATAAACCCGCCTTCGATAATCTGGTCAGCAAAGTCAATCAATTCGAACCCGCGGCTGGGCAAATCATTGAGCGGCGTGTGGATTCGAGGCACTTCATGCCCAAAGACCTGAGCTGATTCCGGCTCTGAAACCGATGTGAGCCGATTTAAGACTAGTTCGTCCTGCTCGTGACCAACTATGGTCAATGATGGCTTAATCATGACTTAGTGACACGTTCTTGGGTATATCTTGCCCATGGAGAGTCGGGGGTGTTAAAGCATCACTAAAAAACCGACCCCCTTTGCTCAAATTGCAGTTCTGGCACAATTGACGCAAATTCCATTCGTCATCACCGCCATTAAGCCTCTTTGGAATGATGTGATCAATGTGCATCTTGCCCTCTGTCGTGCCACATATCTGACAGCATCCATCTCGCAGCAATATGCGCTCTCTGATGATGCGCCATTGCCGGGTTGAACCCTTAGCCCACGACCTAGACATCAGTGCCATCCCTTCTTCTGCCAGTGCCGGTATGCATTGCAGCTAGAGCCAGAATATCTTGCCTTGATATAGCGAAGCGTCCAGTCAATTTGGCGATAACCATCAAGCTCTCTGTATTTAGGATTTCTCATCTGGCCTAAGCCGTAATGCGATCCATTGATTGCATTGATTCTCCAATTAGATTCCTTGGTGATTAACTGATTAAAGCATTGAAACTGCTTATAGTTGATGATTCTTGAATGAGCATATAACTTCAAATTATCTATCTCTGTCACTGCTTCCGCTGGTGTTGTGCCTACAACACATAGCACACCCAATAGCACCAGACTTCGCCTGCGAGCTATCCGCATCAGCGGCTCGCCAGCGAGTATGGAGCGTACCGATGCAGTCAAGTAAGATGCAAGATTGAGCGTACTCTTGGGCGTTGCGCACACCCTGTGGATACTGCCTGTGGATAACTTATTCATAAGGATAAGCCTGCAACCTTTGCATCATCAACGACTTTGATGCCCATTGCTCCACATCCCAGACATGTGCTGAACCATTCATGAAGCGTTAGCTCAGCCGTCTTTCGGATGCCATGACGTTGCTTTGCTTTGCCGTAAAGCTTTGCGCAGATTGAGCAATCGAATTCAAGTATTGGCATGAATGGATTTCCTTAACGTCTCAATGGGTTGCAGATTGATTTGACTGACCCAGTAGCCGCCCTGAGCAGATTGGAATCTTGGACGCTTTGCAACGCCGACTGGTATCCAGCCCATGACGTAATAGGTCGGCGATTCGCCTACGACCAGAACAGCGATGTCAGTATCACGATCATCTTCACTAATGATTAAGTGACCGCGTTTGTGTGGAGTTTGTTTGACTTCAATGGCAATTCCGTTCCAATAGACATCCGGTTCATTCTTGAATGTATTGACTGTCGGCACAAAGTCCTGAACGCCAAAGTATCTGGCCACTGCCATCTCAGCTCCCACTGCTTCTGAATGAATGACAACGGCATTGTGAAAGTTGCCTTTATTGCCTTGGAATTTGGGATTAGATCCGTAGCGTGATTCTCTGGCAAGCCCAGCTGAATGCGCAATGATTTCATCTTCACGCGATAAGCGCACCATAATCATCTGCACTCCGCACAGAACCAAATTATCTTTTCGTTACCAAATCCTTTTTGATAACCAAATTCATCAAATTTAACCAGCCTTGAGCATTTGTCACATTGCTCGACTTTGTAAGTTGCAATGATTTCGCCATCTTCCATGAGTGTGCAGCTCATAGTCCTTGGATTAATTATCTCGATTGGCCCGCTCATACTTGAGGCTCCCATTTTCCGCGAGATGTGAATACGTACCACACTGGGTCGCATTGCTTTGGCTTGCGTTCAACGCAACTGTAGTTGCCCCAAGCCTTCGAAGTCTTAGCCGAAATTCCTTCTCGCCAGACGCGATGGCCATGAACGCATTGCGGAGCCTCTGCCAGCATCTCTCCACCAAGCTGAGCCGTCACTTCTTGCATGGCCTGAGCAGCTGTTGGAATCCCTGATGCCTCGGCTTCTTCACGTGTCTTAAAGGATGGCACGTCACCAAATTTGGTGTTCCAGTAATCCGGCTCAGTGTTAGCAACCTTGGCTGGTAGCTTCTCAATCTGCTCCATCGTCTCACGCACTGTTCGCTCAGCTCCGCCCATGATGAGCTGCATAACTCTTAAAATTGCGCTGGTCACTGTATCTTCAACGAACCAGCGTTTCATATTCTGAACGTATGCGCCTTGATAGCCATAAGCGAAATCAACGCCGGCTGGATAAATGTCATCCATGTGACGATAGCCGATTGCTTTGACTAGCACATAGCCTTTTTCAGCGTTGAATTCAACGATTTCTGTGTGGATTTTTCCCTGTGGGAATGTGGCCAGCCAGCGATCCGTGCGAGCGCGAGCGGCCTCGTAGTTATCTAGGAATCCCATTAGCGCACCGCCTGAGATGATGCGTGACGGCCGACGGCTTTGCCGCGTTGATAGCCATCTTTGTGGCCTTCTCTGTATCCGACTGAATAGCTACATATAGCCCAAAGAATGCATGCTATTGCCATGATGACGAATAGCCCGACTTCTGATGTTGTCATTTCTTGCTCCCGATTCTGAGAGCTGTTCAGCTCCCGAAATAGAGAGTGACACGCTTATCTGACAAATTCAAGATTCCCGCGTGGATTGTGGCGTGTCGTTAATGGCTTTTGGCTTGCTTTTAAGTCCATTTCCAGCCAATACGCCACCCAACGAACCAGTCAAGAAAATTGCCAGTGTCTTGAGTAAGTCAATAAAAGCTGCATCGTTCGGAGCTTGAGCTGAAATTGGCTGAGTCACAAAGATTAAAGCGTAAGTGATGCCAATTGTGACAATGAGAAAGACCATTGCAAGAGTTGTTCCAATAATA